GTGCTCGGTCAAAAACACCCTGTACGGGTTGCGGTAGCGCGTTGATCAAGCTTCAGGAGAGAAGGAGGTGTCGTGATGTCCGGTTCCAGGGGACCGCTGTCAGATCCGAATCACCGGCGCCGCAACTTACCGACCACCGCCAAGGTGCTGCTGCCCATGGAGGGCTACAACGGGCCGATCCCCGAGTGGCCGCTGATCGAGGGCACCGACATTGAGCTGTACCGGTGGGAACAGTTGTGGCACACCGCGCAGGCCGCGCAGTGGGTGCGGATGCACATCGAGCTGACCATTGCCATGTACGTGCGGGTGTCCCTCGCCGTGGAGAACGAGGCGAAAAACAACGTCGCCACCGCGCAGACGCTGAACTCGATGACCGCGATGCAGGACCGGCTGGGGTTGAACCCGCAGGCGTTGAAGCGGCTCGAGTGGGAGATCGTCGCGGACGAGATGGAAGCGGTACGCAAGCCCGCTCCAGCGCGGCGGACGCTGCGGGCGGTTGACCCGAAGGACGCTTCCGCCTGATGGGCTTGCCGAGAGTCTTCGGCTGGAGCGCTGATAGTGGCGGGTGTGGTTTCTACCGAATCGAAATGCCTCTCGCGGAGTACGCCAGGCGGGGCGGTTCGGCTGAGTGGTCGGTGAACATGCCGGACTGGGCCCGCGAGGAAGCCGATGTAATCATCGGGCAGCGGGTTTCCCTTGAGGGCGCATCGAATCTCTGGCAGAAGCTGTGCCTCAAGGGCCGAGCATTGATGGTCCTCGAGCTCGATGACGACTTGTGGAACATAGATCCGTCGAACCGGACCGCGTATGAAACTTTCTCGCCGGAAATGTTGGGCCGCCTGAGCCGCAACGTCGCTAGCGCGGATGTGGTGACGGTGACCACCGAGGCCTTGGCTGAGGTGATTCGGCCGATGAACAGCAACGTCGTGGTTGTGCCCAACCGGATCCCGGCGTGGCTGGTGGAGCACCAGAAGCCGGTTGTCGACAATCTGACGGTCGGCTGGGCCGGGTCTGGGTCCCATCAAATGGATTGGGAAGACGCGGCGCCGCAGATCGGCCGGTTCCTGAAGCGCAACCCGCACCTTCACACTCATGTTATCGGCGGGGCGTTCCGGTCGATGACGGCGTGGCCGCTTGACCGGGTGCGGGTGACGAACTGGGCGGCGTCGGTAGAGGACTACTACCGCCTGATCGACTTCGATATCGGCCTGGCCCCGCTGCGGCCTCACGTCTTCAACCGGTCAAAGAGCTACATCAAGGCCCTCGAATACGCCGCACTGGGAATCCCAGCGGTGGCCTCAGCGGTGGGCCCGTACGAAGCGTTCATTAAGCCTGAGGAGACAGGCTTTTTGGTGCGTCACGAGCACGAATGGGGTTCGCGCCTGCGGGCGCTGACGGGGGATACACACATGCGTACGGAGATGGGCCGCAATGCCCGCCAGCTGGCCGCTGAGCACACCATTGAGGGCAACCTCGAGTCCTGGTTGGGGGCGTGGCAGGTCAACGTCCTGGAGTCGGTGACAGCGTGATCGTCTACACCGGTGGGACGTTTGACATGTTCCACGCCGGCCACGCGTTTCTCCTGGAGCAGTGCCGCAAGCTCGCGGGTCCGGATGGACGGGTAGTGGTGGCATTGAACCCCGACGCGTTCGTGGCCACCTACAAGGGCAAGGCCCCGGTGTGCTCTTACAAGGAGCGCGAAGCGGTGCTTCGAGCCATCCGGTATGTGGATGACGTGATCCGAAACGCCCACGGCGCGGACAGCCGGCCGACCATCGAAGACGTGAACCCGGACATCATCGCCATCGGGGTGGATTGGGCCGGCAAAGACTACTACCGGCAGATGGGCTTCAGCCCGGAGTGGCTGGCCGAACGGAACATCTCGCTGGTCTACCTGCCGCACCCCACGCCGATCTCTTCCAGCGAGGTCAAGGCTCGACTGTCGGTGCTGACGTGAGCACCTGGCTACTAGTTCCGTGTCACCGGCCTCGGCTGGACGATCTGCGGGAGTCGCTGAAGTACTTGGGGCACATGCCGGCCCGTACGGTCGTGGTCACCACCTATCCCGACCCGATCCAGCCGTACGACCTCGATCCGTGCGTCACAGTGTTGATTTCGCCGGAGCCCGGCATCAACATCTCCCGCTGGTTCAATCTCGGGTTGGACTACATCGCCCGTAGCGCGGAAGATCAGTACGAAGTGTTGTGCATGGGTTCTGACGTGCGCATCACCCGTGAGACCGTTGAGGTGCTGGTTCGGGAGATGCGTGAGCACAAGCTGGCTATGGTCGGCGCCGACTGGTACGGCGTAGCGACGGGACCCGTTGAGATCCGCCGCGATTCTTCGCCGGGAAGCGTGTACCACCGCATACCCGGTGTCGCCATGCTGGCCGCTGGCGAGCTGGATTTACGGTTCGACGAGCAGTTCCGCTGGTGGTACGCCGACGACGATTTCGAATGGCAGCATCGCCAAGCGGGCGGAACGGGTCTAGTCCGGGGCCAGGGCCTCCAGCACGGCGCCGGGACCCCGCTGGACGCGGAACGCTCCCAGTACGCCATCGAGGACTTGCCCAAGTTCCGGGACAAGTGGGGAACGGTGCCGCACTGATGGGCGTGACGGCGGTGATTCCCTCCATTCCTCCGCGTTCGAAGATGCTTCGCCGAGCGTTGGCGTCGGTGCTGAGCCAAACGCACCCGGTTGACGGCATCTCGGTCGCCGTGGATAACTCGCGCGCCGGGTCGGCCACTACTCGTAACCGAGCATTGGCCGGTGTGACCACCGAGTGGGTTGCGTTCCTGGACGATGATGACCAGTGGAAGGCCAACCACGTTGAGCGCCTCCTGGCTACGGCTGAGGAGACAGGCGCGGACGTTGTGTATCCCTGGCCGGAGATGTTCGGCATGGGGGATCCGCGCCCGGATCGGTGGAACAAGCCGTTTGACGCGGATGAGCTGCGGCGCGGCTCCTATATTCCGGTGACGTCGCTGGTGCGGACCGAGTTGGCGTGGAAGTGCGGCGGATTCCAGATCCCCGAGGGTTCGGTGTACGACGACTGGGGTTTCTACCTCGCACTGCTGGATCTGGGTGCCAAATTTGTACATTTGCCCGAGCGCACCTGGATTTGGAACATTCACGGCGGGAATACGTCGGGCTCAGCTGATCGGTGGGCTTAGATGCCTTGGCGTGGCGAATTAGAGCCCGGTGAGTTCCCTACGCTGGGCTCTGAGGTCATCGCCTGGATTGAAGACAACCTCATCGTTCCGGATGGCCCGCGGCGCGGCGCCCCATTTATCCTGACCGATGAGCAGTGTCGGCACATTTTGTGGTCGTACCGCCTGAAACCGCACGCACGGGCGGATATGGGGTCGCAGGCGTTCGCCTACTACGGATCGTTGCTGGTCCGCCCCCAGAAGGCGGGGAAAGATCCGCTGGCGGCGGCTCAGGCGTGTGCGCAAGCTCTAGGTCCGGTCCGGTTCGACGGCTGGGACGCACAAGGTGAGCCGGTTGGTGCCCCGATGCCAACGCCGTGGATTCAGTGCGCTGCTAACGCGGAAGATCAGACGGTCAACACGTTCGCGCCAATCGTCACCATGCTCGGTGAGGGTCCAGTGAACTCGACTCCGGGGCTGGATGTGGGCATTACCCGCATCAATTTGCCTTCTGGGGGTCGAATTGAGCCGGTTACGGCCGCCGCGAAGTCCCGGTTGGGTGCTCGAATCACCTTTGCCACCTTCACGGAATCGGGGCTGTATACCGAAACTTCCGGTGGTCAGAACCTCGCTAGGACCATGAAACGTGGTTTGGCGGGTATGGATGGCCGCTGGATGGAGTGTACGAACGCCTGGGACCCGTCGGAGCGGTCCGTGGCGCAGCAAACGTGGGAATCGAAGGCTCCCGGGGTGTTTTTGGACTATCGCCCACCTCGGGTGCACGTCGATTTGGACGATGATCAGGCTCTGCGCGCCGAATTGCTGTACGTCTACGGCGATGCGGCGTGGGAGAATGGTGGTTGGGTCCGGGTTGAGCGGATCATGGAAGAAGTGCGTAACCCGGGCACCGGTGAGGGTGAAGCGCGCCGGTTCTTCCTCAACGAGGTCACCGTCGGGTCGAAAGACGCGGTGGACACCCTCAAGTGGACCGCGCAGGCCCGCCCGAACCAGCCCTTGGAGCCCGACGAGCGGATTTGCTTGGGCTTCCACGGTGCCCTGAGCCGCGACGCCACCTCGTTGTGCGCCTCGAGGCTCTCCGATGGTCGCCTGTATCACCTGCGGTCCTGGGAAAAGCCCTACGGACACACGGGGGACTGGGCCGTTCCGCGAGCCGAGGTCAACGAGGCGGTCGCGGACGCCTTCGACGCCTATGAGGTTGTGGCGATGATGGCGTCGCCGCATGGCTGGCAGGACGAAATCAACACTTGGGCCGGCCAATACGACAAGGTCGACGGCGAAACCAAGGTATTAGAGCTCTGGCTGAACTCCGAAATGCGGATGGATCAGCTGATCGAGCGGTTCTTGACCGCGCACCGGGGCGATGACCTCACCCATGATGGCTCGGACATCCTCACTTCGCATGCTTTGGGTGCGGCGCTGGCAAACGGTAAGCGTCGCCCGGCCGCTGAAGAGCGGGACCCGGGTACCCCGGAAAACTATCTACGTGTAGTGAAAAAGAGTCACGCTCAGTCAATGTCCGCCTTTATGGGCGCCCTCCTGGCTTACGA